TGGTGATCTTACTTTTGCCCCAACTACAAAAGATAGAGTAGTTATAAGCAATGTTGAATTTAAAATTATTCAAGTTATTACAAATGAGCAAAATAATACTGCTGTTAGCTTTGATCTTATTTTGAGGTAAACATGACAAGAAAAATCAGTTTAAATCAAATTGATGATGTAATGAAAGAGGCAGTAGTTGATTTAGTAGCCGCAACTACTTTAGAGTGGACAGTCAGAGTTAAAAAAGCAACGCCTGTTTTTAAACCGAGAAAAAAAGAAAAAGGAGTTGGCGGTTCATTAAGAAACGCTTGGCAAACAGACATTAAAAAGTTTACTGGTACAGTATCAAACAATTTACCTTATGCAGAACCAGTTTGTTTTGGCGAAGGGTTGCCGCCATCATGGGGTGGAGTTTATAGGACAAGGCAAAATACTAAGGCTGGATTTCCAGAATTAATAGGAAAGGAGCTTGAGAAATATGCTAGAAATCAATATGAAATTATTAAAAGGGGTATTTAGATGACTGCTGTAGATTTAAATACTGTTAGATCGACAATAGAGGCTAGGTTAGCTACAGAACTTGCTTCAAACCCTGCTATACCTGTTGTCTTTAATAATATGTCTTTTGACTCGACAACTGAAGATACGTTTGTTCAATGTATTACCAGTTTTGGCTCCAATGAATATCTTACACAAGGTGATACTTCTAATGCTTTTAATACTATTACTGGATTAGTTATATTAAATGTTTTTACAGAAGAAAACATAGGGGGAGGGGCTAATTTTACTATTTGCAAAAGGCTTAGAGACTTATACAATAGGGTGACAGTTTCAAATGTTAGTTTTGATTCACCTATAGGGCCTGAGATATTAACTTCAAGTCCAGAAGGAAAATTTCAAACTCAAATAAGAATTACATTTGAAATATATGAGGATCTTTAAATGGAAATCACAGAAGAAATGCTTGATGCTATTGAAGCTGTAAAAGGAAGAAGAGAACCTCAATATTGGGATCCTCAATGTCGTAGATACATGGAAAAACAAGAATTAAATAAAAAAGCTGTAAAAAAAGCAGAAAAGAGTTAATATATTTATAAATCTTCTTTTTTATTGTTATGGCTGCTGTAAAGGGCGATGTTGGTCAAGTCAAGTTTGATGACGGAGGTTCTTCCGTAAACCCTGTACTTGGAACTAGAAGTTGGTCTATGTCTATCTCTAAAGATACTCAAGAGACAACTGTTCAAGGTGACACTTTCAAATCTTTTGTTGGTGGACTTATAGAAGGTGAAGGTTCCGCAGAATTAGTTTATGATGCTGCTGCTTCAGGTGAAACTGCAACTTTTGTTGATGCAGCGTTGGTAACTGGTGATGGTGGTACAGCTTCTTTTGAACTTTTTCCTGATAGTGCAAGCGGTACAAAAAAAATTAGTTTTTCTGGTCTTGTTACGAATTTTGAGCAAAGTTCTGCCATGGGTGATGTAAGCACTATAAGCATCACATTTAAACCAAGCGGTACTATTACTTCAGCAATCTAATTTTATTAATTTATCAACCCCAATTTTATGGTTAATCAAAGAACGGCAGACCTTCTCATCAATGGTTTTAAAGATGAGATGACAGCTAGACGCAAGTATGAGTTAAAAGATTCATCTGGTAAAGTTTTAACTGTTATATATTTCCCACCTATTACTAGATTTGATAGGCAAAAGGCTCAACAATTAGCTGGAACAGATGAAGGGTTGACTGTTTCTACTCAATTACTTTGTAGAATGGCACAGAAAGAAGATGGCTCACAAGCTTTTGATATGTCAGACGCACCAATATTGCAAAGATCTTTACCAGAAAAAGTTTTAAATGATCTAGAACTATTTTTATTTGATATTAAACTAGATTTAGATACTGCAAAAAAAGGATAAGAGGGGATAGTTGGCTCAACTTTGAATTTTTCCTAGCAACAGAACTTGGTAAAACCTTAAATGAATTAAGAACTTCTATTACAGAGGAAGAGCTTATATATTGGGTTGCGTATTATGAAAACAAATTTGAAGAAGAAAAGAAAAGATCACAACGACAAAAACGCAATTAGAGGTAATATAGAATAAAGTCTTTTTTTATTTGTGGCACAGGCGAATGTAAAACTTACTGTCGATGCGAGAAGTGCCGTATCATCTTTAAATAATACTACTTTAGCCACTAATAAGTTATCAGCAGCAGCAAAAGGAACTTCAGCTTCTTTGGCTGGAACATCGGCAGCAGCAAAAGGGTTGGCAGCTTCATTGGCGGCCACTATGGGGCCTATTATTGCTTTAGGGGCTGCTTTTACTACTTTAAATAGTGGGTTAAGGGTATTTTCAGACAGACAAAGAGATGTAGCAGTCCTTACGCAAGGTTTGCAGAATTTAGATGAAGGGGTTGACGTTTTAAATAGATTACAAAAAGCCGCCAGCAAATTAGGCGATGAAACTTTATTCGATCAAGAGGAATTTACTAGGGGTTTTAATTTATTAACAAGTTTTAGAAAAATAGGAGTTGATTCATATGAACGAGTTGCTCAAGCTGCCGCAGATATTGCCCAACTTAATCAAGTAGATGTAAAGACTTCTTTCATGCAATTAGCAAAAGCATTGGAAGACCCAGCAAGGAATTTATCTACTTTAAATCGTTCTGGTATTTCTTTTAATAAAACGCAGACAGATACGATTAAGAAATTAATGAAGGCAAATAAAACGGCTGAAGCTCATGCAATGATTTTAGATATTGTTAATGAGGCTTACAACAAAACGGCTCAAGCTGCTGCAACTGGATTTGCTGGTGATGTTGATTCGTTAGGCGAAGCTTTTCGTGATTTTGCAGAAGTTTTAGGTAAAGCTCTTGTCCCTGTCATACAACCAGCAGTTAAAGGATTAACAGCTTTATTAAAGTTTTTCAGTTCAGAAGGAGGTCAGGTTACAGCAGTCATAGCTGGTGCTGCTTTAGCCTTTAAAGGGTTAGCTGTTGCTATACCTCTTGTAACAAGTAGTTTTGGGTCTCTTTCTGTAGCTGCTCAAATCGCAACTGGTAGTCTTGTAGGGACTAACGCCACGTTACAAGCTACTCAGGCTGGATTTATAAATGCTGCTGCTGCTGCTAATACATTTAAAATTGCTCTTGCAAAAACTGGCATTGGTTTGGCTGTTATTGGCTTTGGACTTTTAGCTACAGAAATTTTAAAAGCTATAAATGCACAAACAGAATTTAATGATCTTTTAGATAAAGGAAGTGCGGCAATGATAAATTTAGCTATTGCCGAGAGAACTAAGGAAATAGCAGATTTAAAACAAAAATTGAAAGAGGTAAATCCGTTGATGGATGCCTTAAATCAAAGTGCTTTTTTCAGTAAAGGAGGAACAGACCCACTTGGGTCTTCAAGAATACAAAAAGACATTTCAAAACTTGAAAAAGAAATCGCAAAGCTTAAAGAAGGTTTACCAAATGCAGAAGCAAGAGATTTAGCTATAGAATTTGAAAGAACTAAAAAAGCACTTGAAAAGAAAAATGAAGATTTAAAACAACTTTTGGACAGATCAAAACTTGAAACTGAAGAAGAAAGGAAAAAATTTGATTTGGAGCAAAGAAGAAATGAACTTATTGAAAAATATGGAGAGAAAAAAGCAGCAATAATTTTACAGCAAGAAAAAGATAACAGAGAACTTCAAAAAGGTGTTGACAAGATAAAAGAGCAAGAGGAAGCAGCTGAAAAACTTGCAGAAACTTTTGAGAAGATAGGAGATTCTATTGCTACAGGAGTTTCAGATGCTTTAGTAGATGCTGTCATGCAAACTAAATCTTTAGCAGATAGTGCAAGAGCTTTATTAAATGATATTGCTAGACAATTAATGAGACTTGGAATAAATACTCTTTTATTTAATACTTTTGGAGGTGATGATGGTTTATTTAAAAATCTGCCTAAATTTGCATCTGGTGGTAGACCAACCGTAGGTCAGCCCTCAATAGTAGGAGAGAAAGGCCCAGAATTATTTGTTCCCTCAAGGGCTGGCACGATTATTCCAAATAATCAATTAGGAGGAGGGGCTTTAACTAATAATATTGTTGTCAACGTAGATGTAACTGGAGGGGTTGATGCACAGGGAGGAGAACAGGAAGGCAGAGAACTTGGAAGACTTATTGCGGTGGCGGTACAATCTGAGATAATACAACAAAAAAGAGCAGGAGGTTTATTAGCATAATGGCAACCTTTCCAGATATAAAACCTTCGTATGGGTCAAGAAAAAATAATGCTCCAGATTTTAGAATTGTAAAATTTGCAGATGGTTATGAACACAGAATAACTTTTGGGTTGCCTGATAACCAAAACCCTAAAGCTTTTAATTTTACATGGAATGTTAGCGAAACTGATGCCGATACTATTGAGACTTTTCTTGACGCTCGTGGAGCTACGGAAAGTTTTGATTACACCCCAGCAGGGGAAGGTTCTGGAATGAAGTTTGTATGCGAAAAATGGACTAAAACAATTCCATATTTAAATAGAGCAACAGTTACAGCAACTTTTAGACAAGTTTTTGAGCCATGAGTACAGACCCCATAGTTTCTGATTTACAAAAAGCCAATCCCTCTGCGATTATTGAACTTTTTGTTTTAACTTTAGATGCAGGTTTACATGGTTCGACAGCAACTTATAGGTTTCATAATGGTACTAATGGTTTAAGTAATGGGGATATTATTTGGGCTGGAAATACTTATGTAAAAATGCCCATCACAGCAGAGGGTTTTGCTTATCAACGAGGGCAAATCCCTAGACCGACATTAACTGTAAGTAATGCTTTAGGAACAATTACAGCTATTCTTTTGAATGTAAACGCTATAACAACTGGTAATGACCTGACAGGAGCAACAGTAACTAGAATACGAACTTCTGCAAGATTTTTAGACTCAATAAATTTTGCTGGCAATACCAATCCATTTGGTACACCAGACCCCACAGCAGAAGCACCAAGAGAAGTTTATAAAATAGATAGAAAGGCAACAGAAACTAGAGATATAGTGCAGTTTGAACTTGCAGCACCTTTTGATCTCGCTGGCGTAAGAAGCCCTAAAAGAATTTGCACAAGAGATAATTTCCCTAGTATTGGTACATTTATTGCATGAATTGGAAAAAACAAGCACTTGCTCATGCGAAAGACCAAGACCCTAAAGAGTCTTGTGGTCTTTTATTAAATATAAAAGGCAAAGAAAAATATTTTCCCTGTCGTAATTTATCAATGACCGCACATCAATGTTTTATTTTAGACCCAGAAGATTATGTAAAGGCAGATAACACAGGAGATATTATTGCTGTTGTTCATAGTCATCCAGTAACACCACCAGTTGCAAGTCAATCCGACAAGGTTGCTTGTGAACAAAGCGGCCTTAAATGGCATATAGTAAACCCTAAAACAGAATCATGGGGATGTTTAGAACCTACAGGCTATAAAGCTCCGATTCTTGGCAGAGAATGGGCTTGGGGCGTTTCTGATTGCTGGTCATTAGTTCGGGATTGGTACAATGAAGAATTAAAAATACAACTTAGAGATTGGGAAAGACCTACAACTTTAGAGGACTTTAATAAAGACCCTATGTTTGAAAGATGTGCATGGCGAACTGGGTTTAGAGAATTAAGACCTGATGAGAAATTAATAAATGGCGATTTATTATTTATGTCAATTCTTAGCAATAATCTAAATCATGTCGCAATTTTTGTAGATGGAGATGTTTTACATCATTTAACAGATAGACTTAGTTGTATAGAACCTTATTCGGAATGGTTGTTAAAATGCACAGGAAAGAGGTTGCGTTATGTTGCGTAAAATAAAATTATATGGAGAATTAGCCAATTTTATTGGTCATAAAGAGTTTGAAGTAAAAGCAGATACTCTTGGTCATGCTGTTAGTTTTTTAGTTAATAATTTTCCTGAAATAGAAAAATATATGAACCCTAAATATTATCAAGTAAAGATTGGGAACTATGCTATTGATGAAACAGAAATACATGATCCGATAGGACAACAGGATATTCATTTTGTGCCTGTTATACAAGGTGCTGGAGGGAATACAGGAAAAATATTGCTTGGAGCAGCATTAATAGCTACTGGAATGGGTGCTTTTGGTGCTTTCTCTGGTAAGGCTGTTTCTTTTGGTGCAAAAGGTATTGGTTTTGGAAAAGCTGCTCTCGGAGCTAAAGCCGCATTTGGTATTGGTGCTGGATTAGTGCTTTCTGGTGTAAGTGATATATTATTTCCATTACCGAAGCTGCCAGAGTTTTCAAGTGAACAAGACCCTAGAATTTCTTTTAGCTTTAGTGGAACTCAAAACACCTCAAGGGCTGGTACTCCAGTTCCTATTGTTTATGGCGAAATAATAACTGGTTCTGTAGTGATTAGTGGTGCAGTTGACACCCAGCAGGTGCAAGCATGACTAAAAAAATTATTAGAGGTAGTGGTGGTCCTCCCTCTCCTCCAACTCCACCTCAACCAACTAGGACACCTGATAATTTACATTCCAGACAATATGCCACATTCTTAGATTTAATTTCAGAAGGAGAGATAGAAGGCTTTGCATCTGCTTCTAAAGAAGGTTTAACACAGGGAACAACTGCTTACAACAATGCTGCATTAAAGGATGTAATCCTTAACGATACTCCTGTTTTAAAAGCTACAGCTACTTCTGCCTCTCCAGCTACAACTGATTTTAACTTTCAGGATGTAACATTTAATCCTCGTTTTGGAACGTCAGATCAAACAAAAGTTGAAGGAATTGAAAGTAGTTCTTCTATCACAGCAGTAGGAGTTACTGTAACCCAATCTTCTCCTGTCACAAGACAGATAACAAATTCTAATGTAGATGCAGCAAATGTAACAATTACCTTTCCCCAACTGCAAAAAGCAACAGACCAAGGAGATTTGCTTGGGACATCAGTTCAGTTAAAAATATCAGTTCAATATAATTCTGGTGGTTATACAGATGTTATAAATGACACGATCACAGGTCGAAGTGCTGACGCATATCAAAGAGATTACAGGGTAAATCTTACAGGTGCTTTTCCTGTTGATATAAGAGTTACAAGAGTAACCGCAGATAGCTCAACTTCAAGTCTTATAGATGCTTTTGCATGGACAAGTTTAGGTGAGATTATAGATGACACAAACACTTATGCCAATAGTGCTTATGCTTCTCTTCGATTGGATTCTATGCAGTTCCAATCAATTCCTACTAGAAAATATCGTATTAGAGGAGTAAAAGTAAGGATTCCAGCAGCAGGGGCAAGTGGTTCTGGTACTCCAACTGTAGATAATGCAACTGGCCGTATTGTTTATCCTACTGGTTATATATTTAATGGTGTTATGGGTTCTGCCCAATGGTGTTCATGCCCTGCGATGGTGCTGCTTGATCTCCTCACAAGCACTCGTTATGGTTTTGGGGATCATATTACAGATAGCAGTCTTGATTTGTTTTCCTTCGTTACTGCAAGTAAGTTTGCAAATACGTTGGTATCAGATGGTTTTGGAGGTCAGGAGGCCAGATTTTCATGCAATGTAAATATCCAAAATTCAAGTTCTGCCTTTGATTTGATAAATGAGTTGGCTGGTGTGATGAGGTGTATGCCTATTTGGTCTGCTGGTAGTATTTCTCTAAAACAGGACAGTCCAGCTACAGCCTCCTATTTGTTCAATTTATCTAATATAACTAGTGATGGTTTTACATATTCTGGAAGCAGTCTTAAACAACGTCATAGTATAGTTTCTGTTTCATATTTTAATATGGATAGCCAAGAAATAGATTTTGAGGTTGTAGAAGATACCAACTTAATAAATAAGATAGGCTCAAGTATTAAACAAGTAAAAGCTTTTGCCTGCACTTCAAGGGGGCAAGCTGCCAGATTGGGTCGGGCTATACTCTTTAGTGAGGCTAATGAAACTGAGTTAGTAAGTTTTACAACTTCAATAGATAGTGGAATTGTTATTAGGCCGTCAGCGATCATTCAAATTGCTGATCCTGTTAGAAGTGGAGTGAGAAGAGGAGGAAGGGTTGCTTCTGTGACCTCTACAACTGTTATTACTGTTGATGATTCTACGAACACAGATATAGCCACATCAGGCAATGCGACCATAAGCGTTGTAATGCCAGACGGGACAGTTGAGACTAAAGATATTGTTTCTGTTTCTGGTGCAACCATAACTGTTTCAAGTGCTTTTTCTGAAGCTCCAAATGTTAATACTAATTGGTTAATATCAAATGATACTGTTAAATCTCAACTTTTTAGAGTCATAACTGTTGAAGAAATAGATGATATAAATTATGGAATTACCGCTTTAGCTTATGTAAATGATAAATATGCTTTTATTGAAGATGGCTCTAGTTTGCCAACAAGAACAGTATCAATATTAAATGAACTGAAATCTCCTCCATCTGCATTACAAGCAGTTGAAAAAATTGTTGAAATAAATAATCAAGCGGTATCTAAGATAATTATTAGTTGGCAACCTATTGTCGGTGTCACGCAGTATCAAGTCAACTATAGATACAACAATGGAAACTTTGTGTCACAGACAGTTTCTTCTCCTGATTTTGAGATATTTAATAGTGACATTGGAACTTATGACATACAAGTATTTAGTTATAACGCAGCATTACAAACAAGTGCGACCTCTGCTGATTTAACATTTAATGCTGTTGGTAAAACGGCCTTGCCTGCAAATGTTGCTGGATTAACAGCAGAACCTATAAGTGAAAAATTAATAAGGTTACGTTGGGATTTATCTACAGATGTTGATGTTATACATGGTGGTCGTGTTTATGTAAGACATTCCACAAAAACAGATGGGACAGGAACTTTTAGTAATTCTGTTGA